CGGAGACGCGAATGACACACAGACTCTTAGACGCGGTTTATTTTGTTATGAAGACTGTAATAGAAAAGACATTCCAGCGAAGAGTGTACAAGAAGGGGGGTGGTTTAATAGATCGTTAGTTGAATGTGCGAAATGTCCCAGCGGTTATAAACGAGATATGGGTGGTAAAGGTATAGCTTGTGAGAAAGGTAGTATAGAAAACCTCAACTATGCATGGAGACCTACAAAAAGTGCTACATCGCGCAAGCAACGTGGAATCAAGCAATACGCTCGTGCATCTACTGGTATTGCGGATAAATGCACCGGCACTTATAGCGACAAGGATGGTGGTCTTTGTTATAAACCATGTAAGACCGACCCCGATGGTCCAGTGTATAGAGGTGTAGGTCCCACGTGTTGGCCAACGGGAGAAGGTCCCACGGGGAAGACGAGATCTGCGGGGATAAAAAAGACTGTTTGGGATAGGACAGCATGTCCCCCACTCACGATGCAAAGTGATCTATGTAATTATATTAACGCCGCTCATAATCCTGAATTTACGTTTATAAACGAAAAAGGTAAAGATGTCGACCAGGTTATGGCTGTAAAAGAACTCAAGAACAAATTAATAAATGATGGGAAGGATAGTTCTGTCATAGAAAAACTCGTGAATGATGGCGGTATTAATAGCGTTACATTTAAGAAGGAAATTGAATTTTTACTCGGGTGTCCCAACCTTCGTGATAATGTTGGTGGTGTATGTGTGGACAAATGCAACGAGTCGACGCATCATAATAGAGTCGCTTATTGTGAACCTAAGGATGGTGTAGGTATTATAAGAAACGTGTGGGATAGACAATATTGTGGACCCAGTACATTCCAATCAAAAAAATGTAGTGCTATAACGAATAATTGGAAGAACGAACAAGGGGGTGCCGGTGAAAATAAGAATTTAGTTATCAAAGAATTATCCTTAGTAAATAATACAGAATTTTTGAAGGTGTTAGCTAATAGTCGCAATGACACGCGAAAAACATGGACAATAACCGATTTAATAAACGATGTAGAACAAAATGGCGTGAATGATACTAACATACACCTCGTCGAACCAGTATTAAAATGTCCAGAAAGACGAAAGGCAGACTTCGCCGGTACATGCTGGGATACATGTCCATCAAATGATTATGCTTCTTCTGACGAGGCATTAAAAAATTATAACTTGACTGGTATAAAAGGCGAAGGTTTCGTAGAATATGCCGATTTAGGATGGCTTTGTCACCCAACACAAAACAAGAATGATGCTATTTCAAATCTAACAAAGGGGCCTGGTATTAAAGTTAACACGTTTGACCGACAGACCTCTTGTGGCCCTAACACACAACAGCCACAGAGATGTATCGATATAGGAACAAATATTGGTGAAACTGTTAAACGGCTGAGGGATAAAGATAAAACCGATATTGCAGACGAATTGGAAAACACCGGATTTACTACCGATAATAGAAAACAAATCGAAGAAGCTTTAGATTGTCCCAAAAAACGTGCATTGTTTGCGGGGCGGTGTTACGATCAGTGTCCACGTAAAAATTTAAATCCTCCAAATAAAGAAAAACTTAAAAATTCTGAATTCCTCGTTAACACATCAAAAAATATTTACGATGTTCGTCAGAAAAACTTCGACGACTGGAAAACGGTCATGCAATATTTCGGAGCTCTGGAAGGGGACTTTCCGACACCGGAACATGCAAGATATTTAATACCACAATATAATGCCATGACATACGACGAATCAATCTTTGAATATAGAAAACGGGACAATGATCTTAATACTGCACGGACGAAGTACGAACGCGATGCGGTTACATACCATAAGGAGCTTGATATTTTCCGTCGTACATTATCCTTCGGATACAACGATATAGGTGCTCTTTGCGAACCTATGGGCTCGAATCAAAGAAATGAATCATCCCAGGATAAATTTGATGCAGAAGAATCAGCTAATTTAGCTAAATTGGGAAGCATAGAAAGGACTGAAGGTCCTGGTATTAAGGTTCCTCTAAGTAGTCGTTATTACTGTAATGATGATGAACAAAATATAGCGGGTGCATGTTGGAGTAAATGTCCAGCAGGCTACCGTGATGATGGTGCCACTTGTAATAAAAATTAAATAATATATTATACTATATAAACTATGGTATTAGGTTCAGTTGCAAAAACGGGTTTAAAAACGGGTCTAAAAACGGGTTTAAAAACGGGTTTAAAAACGGGTTTAAAAACGGGTTTAAAAACGGGTGCAACAACAGCCGCAAAAACATCAGCAAAAACAGCCGCAAAAACATCAGCAAAAACAGCGGCAAAAACGAGTGCAAAAACAGCAGCAAAAACGAGCGCAAAAACGTTAGCGTTAGGGGCGGCAGGGGTGGCAGCCGTTACTCTTTATGGAATGGGCAATGCGGAGGTCGAAGAGAATATCAAAGAATGTAAAGAAGTGTGTTTACCTGAAACTCTTCCAAATGGCGAATTAAAATATTCTGAAATAGACGAGACGGAGGATCAACCTATATGTAACGAGGAGGACGACGATTGTGTTGAATACTGTTCGGCTACGTGTGAAGGTATTCATGATTCGTCATTATTTGAGAAGATAGCCGCACCACTCGACGATGCCCCAGGGCCGTTGGGTGATATCGGGGGAGCTGTGGGTGATATCGTGGAAGGGGGTGCCGACCTCGCCGCCGAGGTAGTAGAAGAAGGTGTTGATCTCGCCGGTGATTTAGCAGATGACGTTATTGATGAATTTCCAAACCCATTTGAAGGATTTGGGCAATATCTCAAATACGCAGGTTACGCCTTATTAGCTTTATTAATTATTTGGTTAATATCAAAATTTAAATAAGTTAAAGGCTTAAAGTGTTTTATTCTTTATATACAAGAATGATACTTAGTATAGATGTCGGAATACGAAATTTAGCAATGTGTCAATTCAACGATACGTCCAACACAGTTATTCAGTGGGACGTATCGGGAATACCACCCGAACATAAAGACGGTATTTACGTCTCCCTGCGTAAACACTTAGATGAACGTCCATGGATTCTTACGTGCGATACGATTCTTATCGAGAAGCAACCTGACCGCAACAAGAAAATGGTTTCTGTCATGCACTTTCTACATGCATATTTCGTGATTAGAGCACCCGAAGCTGAAACAATCATATACGATGCACGTTTTAAAATTCCCGACGTAGCAGGACCTGGTCGTGCACAGTATCTTAAACGTAAAAAGACCGCCATAGAACGGTGTCGTAAATTCCTGGAAACAACTGAAACCAATCAACACTGGTTACCAATGTTCGATGCTTCGAAGAAGAAGGATGATCTTGCAGATACGGTCATGCAAGCTATCAGTTTTACTAAACGTATAGATCCTTTACCAAAATCTAAAAAGGTTGCCAATAAAAAACTTGTTCCAAGAAAACCAAACGAGAATCAAAAAAGAACAAAGTATTCAAAGTCTAATCTCGCATATATTTATAAAAATAAAGTAGAGTGTGAGTGTTTGGAAAATAATAAAAGATTCATGAAAGATCTCAAAAGATATTACCGTTCGTTGGATGACTTGATTAAAGAAATAGAACACTAATAAAATATAATGGAAATTAAGGTCCTCGACCATGGTTTTGTTCGACTCGTGGATCACATGCCAAGAGAAAATCTCGATAACTCCATCGTACAGTCCGCTCGGGTCTCGTACGGTGATGGAACGACGACTTCTCGAGGTGATACTGGACTTATACGGTATCTGATGCGTCACTGGCACACTACGCCATTCGAAATGGTTGAATTTAAGTTTCATATTAAAATGCCATTGTATATCGCGCGTCAACACCTTCGACATAGAACTGCGAGTGTCAATGAATTATCTGCCCGATATTCAGTCGTCCCCAAAGAATATTACAATCCAGAAACATTGCGTGGGCAGTCAGAAGTGAACCACCAGGGGTCGGAAGGTGAAGTGGCTATCCCAGAAGAAAAGCGTACGGCTGTAAGTCGTCACCTTGAACAGTCGTTTGAACTATATGAAGATCTTCTAGAAAATGGGTGTTGTCGGGAACAAGCGAGGGGAAACCTTCCTCAATCGACATACACTGAATTTTATTGGAAGATCAACCTACACAATCTCATGCACTATCTCCATCTTCGTATGGATTCGCATGCACAAAAAGAGATCAGGGAGTTTGCGAATGCTATATACACCCTCGTAGAACCACTCGTACCTATCACGATGAAGGCATTCACAGACTTTAGAGTAAATGCAATGCATCTATCAGGACCAGAAGTTGAAAGTTTGAAGACCGGTACTATTATCAAATCCCCGGGTGAACGCAGAGAATTTCTCGAGAAACTTAAACGTTTGGGTCTTGAAGATAAAAATTAACTTAAGTCGTATCAATTCAATTCAAAATCTAAAAATATAATGTCGCTTACACCGATTAAACTTTTAAAAGATACACTTTATAGAAATACACTTCTCAATCTCAAGGGCGAAACCGATGAGATTGATGGAGACGATTACCTTGAATCTAGGATAACTACAAACAAAAAGGCTAAAACCCTATTGGCTATAGAAGATGCATCTGAAATGGCGAAATTGTATCTTCACAGGAATGGTGTTTTCGAACTCATTGCAAGAGACATACAAAGAGAATCGCGTGTAGATTTCAATTTTCATTGTAGTAACACGAAGGAGCTTCAATTCAAGAATACGAAACGTATTGAATTTGTATTGATGGAGGCGATCTACGGTGATAACACTGGTCATTATGGTATGGCGCGTGTAGATCACATGAAAAAGGTGTGTATTTTTTACGATTCCATGATAAAAAATGTATCGGATTTCGAAATACCACTTAAAAATGCACTACCCGTGAAGTATACAATCTCCATGTCATGTGACTCACCACAACCAACCGGAGGGTTTGTAGCAGATTCATTCGAGAGTTTCAAAAATCCAACCTATTCAGCTGGAATTCCCAAAAGGTTATTAGAATCTGCATATGAAGTATCACAGTATGATGAGCTTTCCCAACATCATTTCTGTTATATAGAATCGTTCATTGCCATGATGGCAAGTCTCGGTTTATCAGAAAAAGGTCCACAAGACCCCCGTGAACGGCTAAAATTTGTGAAACGTTTCGTTTGGGGTGTGATCCATAAGTATAAGCCGAGGGAGTGTCGAAACACTGCCCAGTGGAAATACTTCAAGGAACATTTTCCGTACATGTTAGAGACGTTCGCCCCGACTGGTAAACGAATGTCGATGGTTCTTGGGTATATTCAAGTACCTCCGACGAAAGGTGAAGTTGTTTTTAAAGTGAAGAAACTCACCCTTCGCCGTGACATCGATCATAGATGGACATTAAAGAGAATTGCCAAGTGGAGTCACTTATAGAAAATAGTGTATACTAAGTATGCCACTTCATTTCAATGCTTCCGTATATACTCCCATGTACGAATGTAATAACAAACAATATATACGTTTCTTTGTTCCCGATTCAATTAAAAAGCGTGTAGAATATTTCCATGCACGAAAACTACTCACAACTTCTCATGTAGATAATCCTCTCGAGGGGAGTATACTAACAGTGAAAGTCCCGTATAGATACAGGCGCGTAATGTGTAAATACGAAGGTGCACCCGTTCAATCTCTTAAAAAGGGTGACGACGTTGAAGTCGATACAGATTTTATGGGGTGTTGGCACGTAGGTGACTATAGTGGATACTCGTGGAAATTGTCGTATATAAAGTTAGTACACGCGAATACAGTATGAAACTCACGCGTACAGGTTATATTACACCAGATACACCGGAAGTTAAAAAAGAACTGACAGTTCGTCCAGTTGTTAACGGAGACTTCGGTCAAGCACCTCCATCGTTTAAAGTGTTCAGGAAATCGAAAACCGGATTATGTGTACCGAGATTTTACGGTGAACAAAAGTTTGGCACACCCCAAGAAGATAATAGACCCGAACCTACGAAAATTAAAATAAACTTTAAGGGAAAGTTACGCGATGAAACGTTTCAAAATACAGCACTTTCCAAAGCTGTTGAAGCTGGTCACGGAGTTCTTTCGCTCCCATGTGGGTTCGGTAAGACGACCGTATCCCTGGCCATAGCGTGTAAACTCGGATACCGTACGATGATTGTCGTACACAAAGAATTCTTAGCCAACCAATGGCGCGAACGTATTCAACAGTTTTGTCCCGGGGCGACGATTGGGATCGTACAACAAAATAAAAAAGAAATTAATTGTGATTTTGTAATTGCTATGCTCCAGTCACTCTCACTCAAAGAATATTCATTTGGAGATTTTGACAGTATAGGAACACTTATTGTTGATGAAGCACACCATATATGTGCAAAAGTATTTTCACAATCACTGTTCAAAATGTGCCCGAAACACATTTACGGTTTATCTGCAACTCCGAACAGGAAGGATGGACTCACGAAAGTGTTACACTGGTTCATGGGACCTACGTTCTTTTCGGTTGAAAGAGAGAATCAGGCACAAGTTGACGTGTTTCCTCTCGAGTTTAAATGTGACCGGTACGAAGATCCACCACCGTGTACACGTTTCGGAAAGTTATCGTTAGCAACCATGGTTACAGAAGTTACAGAAATACCAGACAGAAACCGTCTTATTCTCTCAACGATTAAAGATCTTTCAAAAACAACACGCCAGATTTTAGTGCTCAGTGATCGACGATTCCATTGCGAATTCCTGCACGAAAAGTTTAAAACGACTTCGGGTTTATATATGGGTGGTATGAAAGAGGCTGACCTCGCAACATCCAGTAAAAAACAAATCATTTTCGCGACATTCAGCCAAGCGCATGAAGGTTTAGACATTCCCACACTTGATACAGTTATTCTCGCAACCCCTAAATCGGATATTATCCAGTCGATTGGGCGTATTATGCGCGAGACAAGCGGTAAGAAGAACAACCCGCGTATTTATGACGTTGTTGACCAGTGGTCTGTATTTTTTGCTATGTACAACAAACGTCTCAAGGTGTATAAACAAGGTGGGTTTAACATTGCTGGACAGTCAACAGAAAAACCAAAACCGAGTGCATTTTCGGTTGGAAAATGTCTCATACATATATAAGATGACCCGGTGTTCGACTGGACGGTCAACACAAAAATACAGTAGAAATGGAGGTGATACAGATTTGAGTTCTGTACTCACGGCGCAAGGTGATATCATATACGCAGACTCGAACATTGAAGCCTCTAACGTATCTATAGGGTCTACAATTGGACACGTACTCACTATTACTTCACCAGGTGAAGTTGGGTGGCAAGCCGCTTCTATTAGTGGTGGGAGTGTAGGGACATTGCAAGGTGTAACAGTAAATGGTCCATCAACTACTCAACACATAATATTATCAAATCCGACAACTTCTTTGACCGCAGATTCAAATATCATTGTATCTGGAAATGTAACGGCTGGTTCCTATTTAGGTAATGGTACTGGATTAACGGGTGTTGCTTTAAGTTCGGATTTAGTATCGAACGTGATACGCATATCATCTCTAGAGGTAGATCTCGATGATAATTCTTCTAGAATAAATTCACTTGAACAGTCTAATATTAATCAATTTTCCAATCTTGTATCCAATTCATCACGCATTTCCGATTTAGAAACTGCCACTATAATATCAAACTCGTCGGGGATTACGTCCGGATTTACCGCGGGAGACTTTATTTATGCGAGTGCAAATAACACGCTTAGTAAATTTGGTATAGGAGCAAATAACAGGGTTTTAAAAGTAGTGAGTGGCGCCCCGTCGTGGGAACCGGATATTGTACAAAATTGGTCAACGGATGGAAATAAATTATATTATACATCCGGACCCGTTGGTATCTCAAATGTTTCAGAACTAACTACACAAACAGTTCAGATAGGTGCTAATGTTGTCATTAATGATAGTGCGAGTAACAAAGTTATCGTATCCGGAAATGTATACGTTTCGCAGGACATGACAGTTATCGATAATATTTTTTGTAATAAAATTACAGCGGCCGAACAATTAAGAGTAAAAAAACAAGTCGTCGCAAAAGAACGGCCACAAACAACAAAAGTTATAATTATTTAGCGCTATAGACATGAAATTTTATTCCCAATTTATACTAGATGTCATATGATACCGGAACGATAAGTAGACCTACTATCATAGGTTCAACCAATCAAAACATGGGATCTAGTATAGATATTTCATTCGACTCAGAATATTATTTCGTCGGATCATGTGAGGATTCTTCAAATACTGGACAGTTCGACATTTTTAAATATATAGACCCAACACAACAATTAAACGCAAATACATTTACATCCGCTTTATATACCATAACAGGAAGTTCCATTGGTAGTAAACTGGGATTTTCAGTAAAATCAAATTGGGATGGGACGCGCGTTGTCGTCGGTGAACCCGGTAGTAATCACGTCCGCGTAATAACGACAAGTGGAAAGGGTATAACCCGATGGGATCCAAGTACCATCACTACAGCACTCATCACATCACCTGATTCTGGTTCGGATAATCAATTTGGTTATAGTGTAGCTATATCAAAAGATACTGGGAATGACATTGTCATAGGCGCGCCAGGTATTAATAAAATATACGTGTTCCAGATCAATTCTGCTAGTATTTGGATTAATTCGTATGAAAATAGTCAGGGTTCTACCCTACAAAAAATAAAATACGATGCCAATACCTATTATGACATGGTACCGTCCAGTAATTCATTCCCCTCAAATGCGTTATCTAAGAATAATTATGGACACTCCGTTGATATCACTCCCGATGCTACACATATTGTAGCAGGTGCACCCGGTAACACTATTACATATCTTCACAACGACAATTGTGTTCAAATCCCATATACATTCCGTGCAGCTGCACCAAATAACAACCCCCCAATTAGCGAACTCCCTCATACGTTCATAGACCGTGGAACATTTACAGCAAGTGGTACTAAAAAATTTGAAGTATTTGGCTCAGATGATTACCTTGATAATATAGCGACGTTAGGTTGGGTAAGGGCTTTACAGTGTCCAAGTTCCGATTGGTCGTCAACTGTCACGCAATTAGGTTCTGAATTGCATGGAGACACGGAAGACACATTCATAGAGAACTCGTATCCGTCATTATCTAAGCATGTGAGCAATGTTTCAACGTTTGATTATACAGCATTAGGAAGCTGTGTTCGAATAACCCCCGACGGCGACCGGCTAATTGCTGGTTCCCCTAGGTATAGCGTTGACGGTACCAGGTTTTCATCTCATTTAGGTAAAATTGAAACGTGGTTATGGAATGAGAAGAGTGATGTATGGGACAAGACAGCTTCTACATTGATAGGACCAAACGCTGGTGGACGAATGGGGGAAGCTTTCAATATAGATTATCAAGGAGATCGTATGGTTGCTCTTTATAAGCATCCACCTAGTCAATATATAAATCCGGAAATTAACCCATCCCGGGGGGGGGTTCATGTATTTGATTGGAGTGGTGACCAGTGGTATGAAATTTCACCTCAGAAATTCTTACCAAATATAAATGATGTAGATGATGAAACTGGTGAAGTCGCGATTTGTGGTGGTGATATTATAGTTACCGGATGCACTGGGTATAACTCTATAAATGTAACTGGTAGTATCCATACACATTCACTTACATTAACACAATCTATAAAGGGTAATACGATCGTAGGAGGGTATCTTTCGGCAGACACGTTATATGTAGGAACGAATGATGGCTCTATAGATACGTCTAACGTCTCAACAGGTAAAAAAATACAATTCGGCGGTACTTATTCGAGTGATGATAATTATGCAAGTGCCACTATACAAAATAGAACAATATATTACGATTCTACAAACCGCGATCCAGATCAACAGGGGTTTTCGGAATTATTACTGAGTAAACGTTTTACAAACCTGATAACAAATGAAGGAGCTCTAGATCAAATCCGTATAAAAGCACCTGAATTTCATATAGATGAATATATGCGAGACGATTTATTACTGGAACAAAAGCCAGCGATGACGAAGAATGCTCTAGGAGACTTTAAGTTTAATCCAGAATTTATCATGCCACATGAATGTGCATCGGCAAATATAAAAGCCAAGGTAGATGTCGAAGGTGATATATATGTTAGAAGACGAATAAATGCTGGCAACTATTCTGCAAATCAAATGAAAGGTATAGAAAAACTACCTTATCGCGTCTTTTACGATACTCGTAATAGAGAGGCGATCAAAAAGCATACATTAGTGACAAACTTAACAAACGGAGATTACATGTATTCGAATGTGAACGCACAAAGTACTACACCAGGACCGGGTTGGGGGCGTTATGATACTCGCGGTATAATTGAAGGAGATGTTAAATTCGATTCCGATGAATGTGCGATTACATTCGGTAATGCACACTCACGTGTATATACTACATCCTTCAATAATATGTCGTATAGTGATGCGGTATCCGCGAACCAAAATTTAACATGGAAATGTTCGTTTTGGTTAAAACTTACACAGTCACAATCTTCTATAATAAGTTTAGGCGGTGGAACTACTACCACTCTCATAGAACGTGTACGTGATGATGGTACTACTACTAACGGGTCTATGATAAAGGTACAAATGACTTCAAGTCCGATAGCGTCCGGTGCACCTACGTATAGTTTATTATTAAACTATGGAACATATATTCTCGCAGGTAACTTGGAAACACATGCATCGGTGGGTTTAGGTGGTTTTAAAGCGAATCAATGGTATCATGTTCACGTTGAAGCGAGTTCGACATTTGATGAAAATGAGCAAGTTGTTACCATTAACGGAACGCAGTTGACTTTGGCGCATGTAGGAACAGGTGCTAATCCAACATCCAGTGGCACGGGGGCATTTAAGGTTGTAGGTAATGATATTTCGGGTTTATTACGAGGTGATAAAGAAGGTAACGCCGTTGATATAAACAGCGACGGAGAATGGCTCATATCTGGTGCATGGAAGGCATCTACTTCTACACTTTACCAGTGTGGCCAAGCACGTATATTTCAATTTTTGGGTGGTAAATGGAACCAAGTGGGAACCGATTTAGAAGGTGATTTGAAAAATGAATCGTTTGGATCTGACGTTGGCATTTCTGACATGCAACCAATTCAGTCGACATTGCGTAAATATCCTAGGATTATAGTTTCTGCAAAAAATTGGGAATCTAATAAAGGACGTGTGAAAGTATTTTTTTGGGATATAAATGGAGCAGGTACATCCAGTGGAAATTGGACGCAAATGGGTTCATCTTTTCAAGGGACATCTGTAAATGAATATATGGGCGAATCCGTTGCCATATCGAGAGATGGAACAACAATTTCTATAGGTAATAATACCCAGACTATTGTGTATATATGGAATGGACAATACGGTGCATCTGGTGGATGGACGCAAAAGGGTACAACGTTTACACACGGTGCTGGTACAAGCGTTTCTTTATCAAATGATGGGAGTTACATAGTCATAGGAACGTTGAATTCAGGTGTTGGAATATGGTATTGGTCAGGGAGTACTTGGATACAAAAGGGTAGTACTATAACAGGCTCAAGTAATAGTGATATAGGTATAAGTGTCGATATAACCGCTGATGGACAAACTGTGGTGTTAGGACAGCCGAAAATCACCGACCCGAACACATCAGCATCATTTGCAGGAAAACTTCAAATATATTCATGGAATCAAGGTGGTAATATATGGACACAACGGGGTAATGATATCTACGGTGCTGGTAGAACAGGTGACCGTTTTGGCGATCGTGTCACAATAGCGGACAGTGGTACCAGGGTTATGACGAGTACCAAAGAATATGACGGAGCATCTAATAACCAAATAGGTATAGGTCACGCCCGTGGTTATGACTTGGACGGTTCTAATTGGATATTAATGGGATATGAACTCGTTGGTGACGCACCCGGTGAACAGTTAGGATCAAGTATTTCTATATCAGGAAACGGAAAAAGAGTAGCACTGGGTGTGAGTCTATCATCTGTTGGGGGGACAGACTCTGGAAAAACGACAGTTTATTCGTATGCCCTGACGAATAACGTACAAACATGGGTAGGAGATTCCAAGATGGTAATAGGTAGTATGTCAGGTGACAGTGTCCAATCTACATATATAGGTATGATAGGATTCGAAACGTATGCACCTGATATAAGTGAACCCATATGGATCGACCCTGTAGATAACAGTGAGAACATATGTAATCATCCTACACACGACGATTTCCTAAATTATGGTTCTCCCTCTGAAAAACTTACAGTGGGTGGCGATGTAAAAATTGAAAAGGACTTACGAGTAGATGGTAACGTTGGTATTGGTACAGAAACACCACAAACAAAATTAGATGTAAATGGGTTTATTCGACAAAAAGCGTTTGCATTTTTTATAATTAGTACAGGTGGTATATGGACCGCGTTAACACCCATGCTAAGTGACCCATTAACAATTGATACAGTCCCAATTGATTCATATCCCGGTACACAAGTATCCACGAAAGGGTATAGAATCACGGGATCTGATAAGGGTATATATTTTGCGCCCATGGCTGGAATTTATTCCGTAAATGCTAAATGTAGAGTTCCTAATGGTTCGTCCATTCAACAAGATATACAATGGTATATCAAACGTGTAAATGGGGCAATAATACCATGGGATGGGTTTGAAGCTTGGATGCCGGCCGGTGACAGCGGTAATCATCGCCAACATGAATCATCTACGTATGTAAAACTTGGCGAGGGTGACGGTATATTCCCTAGAAATTCTACACCCGGTGGGGGGGTCATACAAAGTGCCACATTTGGAGGTCATTTTATTGGTGTGTAATATTTTGCACATTTCAGGTATACTAAAATGGGTAAAATATGAAAATCATTTTTTTATAGAATCCATCGCGGCTAACGCAATAACTCCTACGATAAAAAACATAACAAGATAATTACACTCTGTTTCATCTTCTACGACGGGCTGTGCTTTCGTTTGAACTTTTTTATTTTTGTTCACGAAATCATTGGAAACTATCTCTCTTTTTTTGGGAATTTGAGGGATTTCGAAATCCTCTTCGAAATCGATAGGTGCATACCCTATCATTTATATAAGTTTATAAATTAATTTCAACTTTCTTCTTACGACCGCGTTTAGACTTTCCTGCTGGAAGCTTTACTTCTTTGATATCGTCGTCACCGCCCCGTGTAGCGTCACCACCTTCTGACACGATATCAGAAATATCGTCTTCATCGTTATCAACCTCCGGTGAATATTCATTTGTTTTGGGCATGGGCATCGCGCTAGTATTCATTGGAGGGGTAGGTGGCATCATGATACCTCCCATAAGACTGGATATGTCGAGTCCCGGACCTTTCATTTCATATCGATCACCCGACGAGGTAGGTGATGTAGAAGGTCCAGCTTGATTAGACATAGTATTTTGCACAGCGCTCATCATGTTGTTCATGAGATCGGGATTTTGTTTCATGATATCATTCACGTTTGGCATAACCTGTTTAAACATACTATTTGTAAGATGGAACATCATTGCACTACCACCGAGCATCATAATTAATTTAACTTCTGGGGCGACATGCATCTTTGTTCTATATTTGACAAATAACTCTTCAAATACTTCATCATAGTCGTCTTGCGTTTCCATTACATTCTCCGACCAACCCTCTAATTGAATTTCGAATGGATTGTATCGTTTGTTTAAAAACTCTAATCCAGTTACACATGCTATCAGCATACGTCTCGAGAATTTTACAGATTTATCAACTTCAATACTATAAGTTATACGTTTAACCTCTGTACGCAATTCATCTATAGGTGAATATGCATTCAGGCGCTTATTTACGTTAAACCCTCTCTTTTCCAAGCGACCAAGTTTATTTACGAGATCTGATTTTTCTTCATCTATGGTTTTATAACCAGGTGAAGGAACTTCTTCTTGACCCTCCATGGACCCATAGTCGATACCCGCGCCATGTCCATCATCATATTGCGTCTCCTCAACATATTCTCCGTGATCCACGGGTTCGTCATTCCGAGGGGGTGCGGGGGTATTCTGTTTAACGGGGTTGGCAAATGCATATACATCTTCCTGAAAAATTTGATTAGGAGCTTCATATCCACCGCGTCCATGCATTCGTTGTATAGTTGGAGGCATGTGTGAACGAGGTTTTGTAAAGTCTAATTGTATCTCGTCCATCATAGCCTGTTCATTGTCATCCAACTTCATAACATAATCGGACCCACGATCGAGAATAATTTCACCGTCCATTACTCTCTATATTTAAAGTAATCTACTCTCTTTAACGCACTTTATAAAAAAAATATCAGTGTATAATAAAATGAGACTCGATAATACAAACCGCTCGATTCTCAAATCAATCGTTATCGTGATAGTCCTAATTTTCGCCGTGTCATATTTATTTAAAGACAGGGTGAGTATGTACCAGCCCGGACCTGTTGAAATTCAGTCAGTGTCAGAAGAACCTTTCTCAAGTTTGAAAAGTAGCCCGGATTGCGTCGACAGTGTTTATTCTACTAGTAGTGGAGGTGTATGTGGTGGTCAGAAGCTTGTTCGTGATCACGCCAATTACAAAATTGTAGGTTAAATATTAGTATTACTTTATCAACATTCCATTTAAATTTATACGAGATTTTTAAGTGGATAATTTCTACGTATATTATACATGACGTTCATTATATCTCCTCAGACCAGAGATACCACACCCGATAATGAACATGAAATTCATACAGTTATCGTAGATAACAATGACCACTCTTCAAAAGTAAATTTCACCGCTTTTCTACCTACACCACTCGAAAATGTTGTTCAGGCACGTTTAATTACAGCGACTTTAACCACTACCGGCTTTCTCACACAAACTGCTTTACATATAGGCATTGAGGAACTTCGGTCATATTTTTCTCAGCGCACAAAATCTGACCTAGATTCTGGAAACGATAATCACTTAAACGGTAAGTTCGGGACTATTATTGGAAATCATACAGCGTTAGCTCCTTCATCTGCTACCAGGGTTATGATTTTTAGAGATGAATATCCCATACTTCAAGAATATCACACCCCAATCCGAAAACTCGATCGTTTGACATTTAACATACATAAACAAGACGGTAACACAGCACAGTTAGGTGATTCTGTATTTATATTGAAATTCACGTGTAAAAAGATGAATCTTTCCTAAATTTCAGGGCGTTACATACGTACAATTTAAAAATCTTCATATTGTAGTATGTCTTCCGGACTCGTACAATTGATTGCTATAGGGGCTCAAGATGAACATATCATCGGAAAACCCGAAATTTCGTTTTTTACTTCAACGTTTAAACGACATTCTAATTTTTCACAGTCTCTCGAAAAACAAACAATCCAAGGAGCTGTGAGAGGTGATTCTATGTCATCTATTCGTTTCGAAAGAAATGGGGATCTCTTAGGGTATACATATTTTACAATAGATAATAACACACAAGCCGTTGATATACAAGATTGGGGTAAAATAATCGATAAAGTTGAAATTTTAATCGGTGGCCAAGTCATCGATTCACAAGATCACGATTTTACAGAAAAAATCGCTATCGATACATTTGCACAAAATGTATCAAAAGGATCTAACGGTACACATCCAGGTGCATCCGCTCGTTCGTATTTTTATCCTCTACGCTTTTTCTTCTGTGAAGGACCTCAATCGGCTATTCCATTAGTAGCTCTTCAATATCATTCCGTCGAGTTGCGGATATATTGGGGACCCGATGCGGGAAATTATAACGTCGAAGCGTTCGCAAACTATTATTATTTGGATAACGAGGAGCGTGGTATAATGACTTCACGAACCCATGATATATTAATCACACAAGTTCAAAAAAGTATTCCTTCGGGTGAAATGGTTCAAGAATTGACATTTAATCACCCAATTAAATATATAGCGTGTTCAAATACAAATTCTGAAAGTACTTTGACGGCGATTGATAATAAAATTAAATTAAGCATAAATGGAACGGATATTAATTCGTATAAATGGGCAAAGCCACATTTTGTCGATATAACGAGCTATTACCATACAAACTTTGTTACATCGCCCGATTTCTTTCTGCATTGTTTTTGTCTAAATACAAGTTCTCTTCAACCCACTGGATCACTAAATTTCAGTCGTCTAGATTCAGTAAAAATACACAGTCAGAATAAAGATATTATAGATCCCATATATGGTGTAAACTATAATATTCTCAGAGTAAATAATGGCATGGCGGGTCTCATGTATGCAAATTAAAATACATTATTATATTAAATGCCTAAGAACTTGAGTACTTTAGGTGGAGCTACGAAACTTCGTTTTGGTAAAAATTGTCGTGAAGATCAGGCGGAAAACTCCATTGTTTTCAATGCAAGTGAGGAAAAGATTGATGCAACGAAATCGAGTGGTGTTTATATAACTCCACTTGCACTGACTACAGATTTTTCAGGTCAGGGATTTACCGACACAACTAATACGTTTGTAGTATATAATCAGGAAACACACCAATTACTTCGAACAAACGTTCCAATAAGTCTCACGGGTATTTCAAATGCTAGTGGTTCTGGTGTATCGGGAGACGTAACTATAACTGGTGATTTATTTGTTGAAGGGAATGTGACATCCATCGGAACTGTTGCAAATATACATGTCACA